CAATAGAGATTACCAAGAATATCAAGAATGGGAAGCTATTGATGGCAATACTATAGCAGATGCAGACTGATGTATGCGAAGTGTAGCCCTCATAGTAATACTTGCCATAACCCTAGCATATATATCTCAATGTGAAGCAGCCGATAGTAATATTCGATATAAAGATATGCCAGTAACACCACCATCAGTACCACCTATTCAGGGTTCTTATGGGGGAACTGATATATGTGTTGTGTCAAGAGCAGGTGGTTTAAACGCAGGATTTTTTGGTATCTCAGGTGGAGTACAAGTTAGAGATATGAACTGCGAGAGAATTAAATTGAGTAGAGCTATGGCTCAACTTGGTTTAAAAATAAGTGCGACTGCTATTTTGTGTCAAGATTCAAGAGTGTTTGAAGCAATGGTTGCGGCTGGTAGCCCATGTCCTGTTAATGGTAAGATAGGGGATGAGGCAATAAAAGAGTATCGTAAACGTGGTATATTAGATGAGGAAAACAATGTCATTAAAAATCCTATGGTTACTCCTGTTAAGTTTGATGTGGACAAACCTAAACGCAGACACTACGGACAACCTGTTAACTAACAATACATTTGATGAGAACACAAATGGGTGGACCCTTTCAGACAGCAATGTCAAAAGAGATGCTAACTCATACCAAGGTGCGGGTAACTCACCAACAATTAGATTTAAAGGACAGACCTCAACTATATCTCAAAGCGTAAGTTTAAACAGCGTGGATGAGGGTAAGGTCATTGAATCATATACAATATCTTATCATGGTTATGGATGTGGTAATGACACGAATTGGTGTACTGACGGAAACGAAGATATAATTGTAACCAACATTACTTTTACTGATGGTTCAACGACTGAGGTTTCTAGCCATGCAATTACAGTGCCATATCCCGATGGCTGGACACACCACACTTTTACTAAATCTATAAATGATACTTTTTTGACAGGAGATGTAGCTATTAATTTTGAGCTATCAGGTATAGACACTGGTAACTCTAATTTTTGGTGGGGACCAATAACGGACAACTATGAATTTTCAATCACATATAAAGATTATGTCCCACCTGTTATTGAACCTGACCCTATTGTTGAGGAAACTATGGTGCAAGGGTTAGACTTTTCTACGGAAGTAACTCTTGATTTAATACAAGATATTTCAATCACTCCAACAATCGAGTTGCCTGAGATAATTGATATGCCTGAACTTCCTGCTGTCATAGATGTTGCACCCATTCAAGAAATAAATATTGAAATGCCAATCGAGATACCTGAGATAACTGAGGTAGAAGTTATTTCAGAAATAACAATAGAAGAACCATTGGAGGTTACAGTTGAAATCAAAACAGAAGAAAACGAAATCAAAACAAATAAAGTTGCAAAGAATGAGATACAAGAAAATGAAGGAAGCAACTTATCAAATTCATCAACCAACACAAAGGAAATAAAAAATGTCAAAATCAAAGAAAGCACTAAAGAAAAAGTTAGCAAAAAAAGCACAGACAAAAAAGACAGTAAGTCAGCCAGTAAATCAGATAGCAAATCTAAAACAAAGTCTACTGTTACTGAAAACAAATCTGATGACAAACCTAAAACGTCTATGGGAAAAGCTAATTCTACTCCACAAATAACCTTGCCTATAGAGTATTTGCAAGTATTACAAGATACAATTACAATATACGAAACTATTGATTTAACGCAGGAGATGATATATGGAGGGCAGCAAGAGTATAACCTTAACACCGGCGGTATTACTGTCGTTAGTCTTGACAATAATTCCAGCAGCAGGTGGCGTGATTTACAAGATAAGTCAAAGCGATACCAAGCTACAAGCTACAATCGCAGAAGTAGATAAGCTACGTAAAAAGAAAGGTTTAAACGTGTCTGTTTTGATTGATAGAATATCTGCACTTGAAGCAACTGTCGAGGCACAACAACAAGAGCTGGCAAGAGTTGACGAAAGTGTCGGTGATGTTGAAAAAAACTTATCAATATGGGCGGAAAAAGAATTTGATAAAGTTTATGACATCCTGAACGACAACCCACTAGGTAATTGATATGGGTATACCAATGGAACTACTGTCAATGGGTGCATCCACAGTTATAGGTGGAGTGCTATCTATCATGGCACAGAAAGCAAAAGACAAAGCAGATGAACAAAAAGCATTGATGCAACGAGCAGGTTTTCAGTCAGAACAATTTGATAAAGCACGTAATGTTCAAGACCCATTTACAAAAAACACTAGGCGTTGGATAGCGTTGATGTGTGTTATGGCAATCATAGTTTTACCTAAGTTAGCACCCTTCATTGACCCTAGTTTAAACATCTTCGTTGGGTACACTGAGGCAGTATCATCAGGGTTTTGGATATTTAGTAGTAGCACTGACATGACTTTATGGAAACCTTTAGATGGTTTGGTTATTACACCTTTAGATACGCACGTAGTATCTAGCATTATTGGTTTGTACTTTGGAGGAAGTTTAGTAAGACGATGAGTTTTGATTTCAAAACAGCTTTGGTATTTTGTATTCCTATGATTGGGGTAGCTGTAGCATGGGGTGAAGGTATGTCAAGAATTGAAACTTTAGAAACAAAACAAGAACAGTTAGTTACTGTTGACCAACTAGAAACTGTAAAGACACAGTTAAAATATGTAGAACAAACTACGAATGAAAATAAAAAAATCTTACTACAAATATGGGGGAAGATGAATGATAAATAATATTGGGTGGTACATAATTTTTGGTTTACTTATTGTTGCTTGGTTTTTAGTTCTATGAAGACTAACATTATAGTACCTGTAAGTGGTGGTAAAGATTCTACTGCTTGCTTAATCAAAGCAATCAAAGAGCAAGGCAAAGAAAATGTAACGCCTGTCTTTAATGATACAGGTTGGGAGCATCCTTTAACATATAAATATTTAGAATATCTTGAAGATAGATTAGGTGTTTCTATAAGTCGAACTGTTGGTGGCAAAAAAAAAGATGGAACGGAACAAAGAACTTTACCAGAATTAATAAAAGCACAAGGCAAATTTCCATTTGGTCGTGGTCGTTTTTGCACCATGTATTTAAAACAATATGCAATAAGAGATTGGTACAAAGACAATTTGTATGACGGAAAAACAAAACATCAGATATGGTTTGGTATGAGGTCAGATGAATCTGGACAAAGAGCAAGAAAATACGCAGGCATTGAATCTTCTGACGTTTTTGATATAGGAGATATATTTCCTAGTCGTTATAATAAAAAATTAAGAGCAGTAATAAGCGTAAGATTACCTATTGTTGATTGGCTAACGCCAGATGTTTTTACATATTTAAAAGATAACGATGTTAAACACAACCCACTGTATGATGAAGGAACAAATGACAGAGTTGGTTGTTACCCTTGCATGTTAGCTGGTAAAGCAGTGCAACAAAGAATGTTTTCAACTAAATTTGGTCAGATTAGACTTAAACAAATAAGACAACTAGAACAAGAGATTGGTGTTAAGTATGAAATGTATGACACCGACCAAGGTAGTTGTGAGGTATGTAATATATGAGAAAAGAACATAAGAATCCAAAGGGTGGTTTGACAGCAGCAGGTCGTAAACATTTTAAACGAACTGAAGGTGCAAACTTGAAAGCTCCAGTCAAGAAAGGTACGAATCCAAGACGGGTATCTTTTGCTGCACGCTTTGCCGGGATGAAAGGTCCAATGAAAGATGAGAAGGGTAGACCTACACGCAAAGCTCTGGCACTTAAAGCATGGGGGTTTGGCAGTGTAGAAGCTGCTCGCAACTTCGCTAACCGACACAAGAAAAGCTGATGAAAGAACTAACGAAAAGACAGAAAGCTACGATGAAGAAGCACGAAAAACATCACACCAAAAAGCATATGAACTTGATGGTGGCAGAGATGATGCGTGGTAAATCCTTCAGTGAAGCTCACAAGATTGCACAAAAGAAAGTAGGCAAGTGATTATTTATGCCAAAATCGGACAAAAGAATTGTTGAGATAACTCACGAAGTTCTTAGCAACTGGCACCCAGACATGACGGGTAAAAAAAGCTGTTACATTCGTGATGCCAAAGTAAATCTATTGTTATGTTGTTTTAGTAAAAGAGGCATGCACTCTTGGGCATATGATTACAGTAAGAAGGGTGTACATAAATCTAAAGTGTTTGGCTACTACCCTGCTATGAGCATAACGCAAGCTAGAAAGACTGCACTTGAGATAAAAAAACAAGTAGTAGATGCAGATAAAGATTACGATGAAGTCTTTGAAGTAGTGCGTTACCCAAGTCATGTATATTTTTTAGAAGATAAAAAAGGTTTCATAAAAATTGGCAGAAGCACCGATTGGATTTCAAGAATAAATGAATTAATTAAAAGCACAGAAGGGTTGCGTTTGATAGGCACAAGAAAAGAAACCGATACTTTCAATGAAACAAAACTGCATAATTTATATCGAAAGTACCGGCAACCTAACAATGAATACTTTTATGATAAGGACGGATTTATAAAATTACTTTTGATTGAAGCACTCATTTATAATAAACCTAATAAAATTTTAAAAGATTTTTTGGATGCACAAGAAAGACGTATCTATTGTTAATCCCACCCATCAAGCACATGTTTAACTGAAACAGTTTTTGCTCTAATCTTGCGTGCTTCTTTTGCCTCCACATACTTAGCAGGTTGTGCTTTGTAGTGTCGATACGGTCGAGATAGTTTTGTCATACCCCCTGCGTAATGTATCATACCTTCTTCAGCTTCCCCTAATGTTTCAACTAATTTCATTTGTAAATCTTCTATGCTCTTGTCCAATGTTTTGCGTTCGTTTAAACAGTCCTCATAGTTGTTTACCAATATCATTGCTTCTGCTGGTAATTCAACACTAGGTGTTTTTATTTTAGCGTACTTGTCTGCCATAGCTTGTAAGTCTTCAGGAGTATAGTCAGTTCCCTGTTCCAAATGTTCATACAATGTTAAAGATTTCTCAATTATTTGTTCTTGTATTTCTTCATTTGCTTTCAAAACAAAAACTCTTAAATCACTGCCGTTAAATAAACATCCAATGATGCCAAACTTTGCTTCTGCTATTAGCATTTGTGCTTGTAACTGTAAAAATCCACGCCCATGTTCTAGGGTCATGCACTCAATACTATCGTATGGTTTGTGTTGCATGTTCTTGACTTCAACAGGCACTGGTCCAAGCAAATTCATCTGTTCATCGCCTTCAGTATATATCCTGCGTTCTTCTGGTATAATCAAAGTAGGTTTATTGGCATACAATATCCCGTCTAGTGATGCGTAAAGGTCAAGTGGTTTACGGTCATTGGTCATGCCTATTTCTAATGACATCACCTCATCAACAGGGTACTTAATTGTAACGTTTAAACGTTCTTGTATTAATGACATGATGGTTTCTTCAAGAATATTTCCCATATCCATACGCTCTTGCACTTTACAATCTATAACTTCTGTTACCTGCTCATTGTTAACAGCGTTACGTATTTTTTCTAGTACTTTATGCGGTCTGTCATACAGCATAGGCATAAGACTTGCTGATATTTTGTCGTCCGGACTTAACTTTCCAAATGGCTTCATAACCTACTCCTTTAAAATTGATTATCTTGTTGTTTGTTTTCATCTTTCAACCACAACCATTGATTACTTCTTGCTGAACCCGTATAAAGTATCTGGTTAGTAGCTATTAATTTTTCCATGACCCTGCCAAATGCTTTGTTTTTGGTGTTGCTAGTACCTTCAAACAAATCTAAACATTCTTCACGTAACCTTGAACGATTGATTACATTTTGCCCGTCAGGAATATCTTTGTGTTTCTTTGTCTGTCCCTCATTACTTAATAAATATTCTAGTTTTGCAAGGACATCGCTGTCTACCGTGTTAACGACAGGGTTCTCATCTAGTATTGGTACCAAAGATGAGCCATCTAAAAAATTTACTTCTTTCATTTGAAACTGACGTTGTTCAAACGGTGGTGCATCCTTCTGTTTATCACAAGTAATGGTCAGGACACTCTCTTGTTTAGCACATTCTATACTGGTGTCAACACTAGCATAGATTGCACTACTTCCTCTGGCACCTAGACTTGCGTTCTTACCGGTGTGATGCACAAACAATACCGTGCATCCTGTGGTGTTACGTATGCGGTCTAGGTTTTGAATGAACCTTGACATATCCGTTGCACTATTTTCTTCTCCGGAATTACATCTTGATAAAGTATCAATCACAAACAAACCCAAATCTAATTTAAGAATATCTATATCTTCTAATAGAATATCAATCATCTGCTCTTGTAATAAATCTACTGCATTGGGTAGCAAATAAAAGCGGTCTATGTTGCGTTGATAGTTTTCTTTCCATGCACTGCACCTTGCCCGATAACCGACTGAACCTTCCCCTGCAATGTATAACACATCTGCTTGCTGAACTATATTGCCGTGATAATCTTTACCGCTTGCCACCGATAAGGCAAGGTCAAGGGCGGTAAATGATTTGTAACTTCCGCTTGGTGCTATCAACATGGCTGTAGAGTTTTCTAAAATATAATCAAAGACCAACCACTTCGGAGGTGTCATTTGTAGTATATCATTATATGTTAAAATAGTATTACTAGGATTACGTGGTAGCGGTTGTATCTCGCCCGCTTTCTTTACCTGTGCAGTCAGTTTATCTACTGAACCACCGTGTTTAAACCAATCCGTAACATCGTTTATCTCTGGGGTTTGGCATGGTTCTTGCAACCAAGCATGACGAACATCCTTGGCTATATTCTTTAAGGCATCATGCGTGGCTCTTACACGCTCATATCCGGCTTTATCGTAATCACCGCATATAAACACTCGTCTGCCCTTAAAATACCTTAATGCCTCCTCAGGAAGGTCTGAACTACCACCAAAAGTGCTAGCTAACAACCCTGCTTTGGCTAGTGTTGAACAATCCTTCTCCCCCTCACACAAAAAAATCCATTTCTTTGGGTCTTGCAGTATCTCAGGCAGGTTGTAAGGCACCCTAGTCGCACCGTTTAAACCATATCCATGTGGTGTTTTCCATGCAAAACTTTTAGGTTCATATTTTATTTTGGTGTAGACTATCTGACCTTGCTCATTATGATAGTCCCATTCCCCAACAACTTGCTTGGTTGAGGAACGCCCTCCCGCTACCCGTTCAGAAAATCCGAACCACCAAATTTTTTAAACACCTCAGTTTTCTTTTCATTGGGAAAGTGTTGGGAAATAAAATCGCTTACTCCCCCACCGCTATTCTCTGTGAAATCAAACCATGTTCCGTCTTGTAAGTTAACTGCCAATCCTTTAGACTGTTTAAACCGTACAATATTATTTGATGTGTAGGTTGGTTCACCATAAACCTGCTTTGCCATTTCTAAAAGCATATCCCCGTAATTAGAATAAGTCATCATCATCCTCATCAGCAAACGCTTTGTCTAAATCATCGTCAAATTCTTCGTCAACTTCTGCCTTTGGTTTTGATATTTGCTTTTCCTCCTGTTTTGGTTGGGGTGTTTCATTTATAGGCATCGCAACCATTTTCTCTGGTCGTTCTATAAACTTTACTATCTTAAATTTTGGCACTGTAACCGGACCGTGCTTTGTTCCAATGTCCTCGTATACTACAGTACATACTGGCACCTTGATATCATCAGGTTTCTTTTCTTGATACTCAGTTAAAAACTCCTGCATACCAATTAACACTGTCATCGCTTGACTACTAAAGACAGTAAACCCTATTTCATTCTTAAAAAGAATGTTAACTTCAAAACTGCTCTTGTGGTTATCACTAGGTTTCTCTGGCATTTTGTCTTGGTAATGCGACCACACCGTGTTAGGTGCTTTCCCTGCTTCTAATAAACTCCATCCTTTCTTAAAGTTCGGCATGTCTACTGCTACCTGTTTTGGAAATTCAAACTCTTTCCATACCATTGTTGCAGTAGCATCGTGTACTTCTGGGTTGTCTTCTTGTTGTGTACGTACAGACCACTTAGCAGTCTTTGCGTTCCATTTTATTATTGAGGGATAGCTTGCGGCATCTATACTGCCGTAGCCAAACTCATTCATTATGTTTACTGTCATCAGTTATACCTCCTTCAGGTTGTTTAAACATATTGATTTGATTTTCCAACTCATTGAGCCGGTTTCTTATCTTTGCCATTTCTACAACTAGTCCTTCAATTTCCTCAACATAATCCTTACATCCGACCTGCCTCATTAATTGTAAATCCAATTGTTTAGTTAGCAAAAGGTTTTGCCATTTATTTTTTATCAAAATAAATTCTTGCGGTATATTTATTACATCACCATATTCTTTATCTGCCACCAATGACCTCCTGTTGTTGCTGCTGTTCAACATGCTCCAACATATAATGTGTTATAACTGCTGTCATGCTCTGTCCGTCTGCTGCACACTTCGCTTTAAATGCTTTGTACAATTCATCCGACACGGCAACGTTGACCTGCTGTTTGTAGACGGCATAGTAGCTGTCTTTCTTTGCTTCTTTTCTAAGTATCATAATCATCCTCATGCGGTTCTATTAAATGTTTAATAATCGTAAGGTTATCCATAATGTCATTTACGTGTACCCGTATGTAGTTAACACTACCATTTTTCTGTATGATGACTGACTGCTTACGCTCTACTAATCTTTGTGATAGTGCTTTATAAAAAGCATTTTCAATACACTTTCGTACGTCATAATCCAATGCTAAATAGAAATAGGTAAACTTATCACGCTCTTGTTTGCTGTCCATGTTTGCGTTTAGTAAATCAATACTAAGTTTACCGCTTCTACTAAGAGTTTGTTTCAACAGGTTTTACTCCACTTAATGTTGCGTTAAATTTACTCTTTAATTCGTATACAATGTTATCGTCTGACAAAAAATGACTTAGCTCCTGCATAGAATAGATACATAGGTTATCACTTTTAAGCTCTCGTTTCAATATTGCTTTCATGTTGTCGTTTGGCACAACATATATTTCCCTACCCCTGCTATCAACAAGACTATAAAAATCAACATCTAATTTTTTCAATCCATTCTTTTTTGCTTCTTTCATTACAACGTCATACCCTTTACATAAACTTTTTGATGCTTGGATAAATTCATTCACCGGTGCGATAGAGGTCTTGGATGCGGATAAGGCATCGTTTAAACACTTCTTTACACGCTGTTCTTGCTTGCGTATCTTGACGTACAAGTCTATGGAACACAATGACATCACTCTATATTTGCCGTACTCCTCCAATTCTGTGTGTCGTTCGTTAACCTTATCTACTGTGCTTAATATCTTGTAGCCGTTGGTCGTACCGCTTATGACAAGGCGGTGCATTTCTTCTATAAATAACATCCTATGATTACCTCCTTTAATTTTGGGTTTCGTTTATGTTTCCTTAAAAAAGATTGTGCATACACAACGACATCAGTCTTTTTGACTAAGGGTAAATCTCGTCCATATGCTTTTGAATACAATATCAATTCGTTGATGCTGTAGTTTGGTCGCTGCCCTGATACTGAGCCAACCGTTTGCTCTAAAAATTTGCATATTTTGTGGGCGACTTCCGTTGACGTGCCGGAATAAGTGTAAGGTATGACTGATGAGTTATCTTGTATATCATTTTGTTTAAACGCATCGTCTACCCTATCTAAGCTAACTACTTCTTTCATTAGCTCCTCGTACGGTGGAACTTCCATGTCCTTCTCATACAGCAATTGGTATCTGTTGGTCAACCATTTACTCTGCTGTCCCTTGATATATTTAGGTTCTAATTTTCGCACGTACTCCCATTTAATTAAATCCTTAATAGCTTTCTTTATGGTTTCCCTTCTGACGTGCGGGCAATGTCGTTCCATAGTTTGCACCGTCATGTATACCAATCCCTTCGGACTAGCGTAACAACCCAAGCACACCATGACATCATAGTGTGCAATCTTTAGTCGTTTATCTCCGGTCATACGTGAGGGTAAAATACTATATCGCATGTTTAGTTCTGGTTTCATACCATCATCCCCGTGGTCCATAAAATCACTAATATTCCTACTAACATTTCTATTCACCTCCATGTATATCTTGCCATTCGTACAAATCACGGCTGATTTCAGTCCTTAACTCACGATTACGTTTCCAAAGACTAGAATGTAGGTGTTCCCTCTCATTCCAACCTAGCTTGTTTAAACACTTGTTAAGCTCTTGTTCTAGTTTGGTTATTCTGGCAACACATGCTGCAACATCAAAACCTATGTAAGATAATCCGCAGCTCTCTGTCTTACCCTCAACCACTACATCTTTAAATTGAACGTAATTGATTGTTAAGTTTGGTTGGATGTTGTGTGCCTTATTACTCCAATAAGCGTGCTGCCTTGCGGTTAAGTTTTTATTTATTTCATTATACCTATCCGTCATTGTTCGCCTCCTGTTTTTGCAATAAATATTTACTTTCTTCTATCATGTCTAACGCACTAGACCCCTCGTCAAATGGGTTGATGTCTAATAAACCTCGTTCCACTAAATACGTAAAGCAGTCATGAACATCTTCAACAAATTGTTTTGGTACTAATATTTTTTCTGTCATCATTCCCCCCTAAACATTTATATTGGTTGGTATGCCGTTCTTGTCTATATCAAACAGGCAAGCGTTGAAACCCTGCACCCATGCAAACATCTCATAAGCATTATTGAAGCGTTTGATGTCCAATTCTCCGGTGCTGTTTAAACGTATTGATACTGAATTGCGGGTAAAATAAACATAGTCTATGTCTTCTGAACTATATCTCTCCCATCCATGTTGTTTGACATGTAGACCAAATACAAAACACTCTCTGGCGTTATAGTATTTGTCATATCCTCGCATTGGAAAATATATATTCTCTTTGTGTCGTTGGAAATCTTGCTCTTTTCTTTTTAGAAACTCTTGATGGCGTTGTTCAAGTTCTTGCTCTTGTTGTGTTACTTTTGCATTTTCTGTCATTTCGTTGTACTCCTGCCACATGGCATTAATTAATAAGTGTCTTTAGTATATTCCTATATACCTATATGTCAACAACTTTTGATATAAATTTCTTACCCATATGAGGTATACCCAAAACGGGTAAGATTTAATATTACAATGACAATTAGTAAATCCTTATGTCTTTACTGCAATGACATAATTAGAAGGGTAATGTCTTTGTGTCGTTGTGGTATATAACTAATTGATATGTTTAAACAATTCCGTTAACCCATACAATGACATAAAGACAAATCACAAATTGGTAAGGATGACAAGGCACACACGTAGTATACGTGTGCCTGTCCTTACTTGTGTCGTTGTTGATATCTTAAAAAAAAAGACCCACTTAAAAGCGGGTCAAAGGTTGGCAATGGTTGCCGATATGAAACTATATAATTAAATCAGTTAGTAAAAGTATGATTGCTAAAAACGGTGCTGTCAATAAAATTATCAACAGCACTGTTATTTTAAAGAATAATATTATATTATTCATCATAGTCCGCAGCACAATTTGGACAACATTGGGGAATATACTTTCTACTCATTCGCCATATTGCACCGCAATCAATACACTCATGCTTAATCATTCTTGTCGTTTGCTTTTTATGATTGCCCATTTGCATTTTTGCATGCGGATATTCGCCAACATCTTTTAACATCTTTTGAATATCATACAGCAATACATCACTTGCCACAGTAGCGGTCATCTTGCCGGTCAAGTTTAAACGCTTTGCACATGCTCGAAAGTTTTTACCGTGTCCTTCACCTTCAGGCAAGATAGCATGTATTAATTCATGTATTAAAATATCTATAACTCTACTACTGTCTTCTATTGTAGGCGAGATAAATATCTCAATATTACCTGCGGTGCTTGCACCCTCACCCCAACATACGCCAATGGCTTTATTTGATTTACTTCCACGCACGCCCGCAGGAAACCCGCATGATACTTTGATTTTATGTCTTATATCTGTAAGTGATTGCCCGCCACATCTACGGCTAATTACGTTCGCATGTGTATGACTAAAATATGATATTAAGTGTTTATCTATTACTTCATTTAGCCATTGCTCTCTAGTTTTTAATTTACTCATTTTATCCCTCATGGGTTAGTTAATATTAAAGTGCCGCTTTTAAAGAGAGCGACAAACTCTTTGAACTACTAAATAATATCTTTGTATAACTCTGCTATGTACTCTTGTCTTTCTCTATCATTCTTTGAGTAATCAATCTTTTCGTAGTCAACAATCCTTTGTTTTTTGTCATACTCATCGTCATTGTATATCCAAGTCAATCCACCTTCATACTCACCAATGTAAACATCCATGGCATCAGTTACTTTGTGTGTCCAAAACTCGGAATAGCTGTCAAAGATATCTGCATATCCATAACCATCCGGACTTACTTTCCATTTTTTGTCTTCATTGTCAAACCAATAATAAAGTAAAATACCTTTTTCCGGCTCAATGTCGTAATCATATTCTTTGGTAAATTTTAAGAAAGTGATGTTTACATTGTGGATTTGGTTGTCTTGCTGTTCACCTTTTTCAAAAGTAAATTTAGCACCTTTGTAAGCAATGTTGGCAACTTTAAGAATATTTTCTCTTAGTGCTTTTTCGTTTCTTTTAAGTTTCATATTTATCCCTCATGGGTTAGTTAATATTAGTATGTCTTGATGACATAGGAAAATATTAATCTATTACGTTTAAACAGTCAAGAAAAAAATGTATTTATTTCTTACCCAATTTAGGCATACACATAATGGGTATACCCGTTTCGGGTAAGGTGTAAAATGGCTATAGATAGGAAGTATGAAACCAAAAATAAAAGAAAAATAATTCCACACACATACATTTTTACTAGAAACCTATTTCGCATAACCGTTATTATGTTAAATGCCTACAACGCTGCTAGTAAAGCATTGTCAGCCGTCAACGCACGCAAGGCGACCATATCCCCCCCACCCGTGCCGCTTGTGTTAGGGGGTGTTGTAAAAAATTTTAGTGATTTTTGATGTAAAAGTTTTATAATAAAGCATGTCAAAAGAGTTGTCGTTAAAAGAAAGTAAAGAATTGTTGAAGTCTAACTCTAATGTAAAGCGTGAAGCTGTAGAGCAAGAGCTTGCCGCTATCGGTGCCTCAGAGATAACCGACATAATACAATGGGACGATGCAGGCAAGGTTACTATTGTTGATTCCGATAGTCTGCCAATAAGAAGTAGACGTAGCATTAAGAAGATGAAGGTTATGCCTACTCAGTACGGGAATCAAATTGAGGTAGAGATGCACGATAAATTAGGTGCATTGCGTTTATTAGCAAAACATTATGGTATGTTGAATGTAGATAGCTCACAAAACAAACCATCGGTGCTAGGTATTAACATTAAAGGACCTCAAACAACCTATGAAATCAAAGAAAAAAAAGAAAAATAGTTTTCCCATAGTACAAATTGAGTGGTGGGACCACACTGGGGATGCTGCATGGTATGACAAACAAGCAATTCAAGAAGTAACTGCGGTCAAATGTTGTACTATTGGGTACCTTGTTGAAGAAAATACTACGACATTTAAGGTGGTAGACACCATAACTGACGACAACGGGTACGGTGGTTTGTCAGTAATATTAAAATCTTGCGTTATAGATTTTTGGGAACTACAATTCTAGTATGAAAGATACTATCATTATTGCAATTTTGATGATTGCATTTGTTATATTTGTAAAAGAAATGCGAGAGCCAGAAAAAATAGATGTTATTTTTACTGATAAAGAAATAGAAGAATGGGAACCATTTAATTAATATGGCAAGAGTAACCGGCAGTAAGGACATATCACAACGCAGGACCAAACCAAGTCAACCTGCTAAAATACAAGACTTGAATTTAAACTTTGAACACTCACCAACAGTGTGGAAGTTTCTACAAGACAACGCTTTTGTGCGTGGACTGATGGGTCCGGTAGGTTCTGGGAAGTCTTACGCTTGTGCTGCAGAAATAATGTTACGTGCGTTGCAACAACCTGTATCTCCTATAGATAATGTTAGACACAGCCGGTTTGCAATCGTACGTAACTCTTACCCTGAACTCAGAACCACCACTATTAAGACTTGGTTAGAGATATTTGATGAAGCTACATGGGGTCCAATGCGTTGGTCGCCACCATTAACTCATCATATACAGTTACCGCCAAAGGGAAAATTGGCAGGACTTGACATGGAAGTCATTTTTTTAGCTCTTGATACACCCAAAGATGTACGTAAGTTGCTATCTTTAGAGCTAACGGGTGCATGGGTAAACGAAGCTAGAGAGTTACCCAAGGCAGTTATTGATGGTTTAACTCATAGGGTCGGTCGATTTCCTACTAAAGCACATGGTGGTTGCAATCATCGGTTTATTATTATGGACACCAACCCCATGGACGATGACCATTGGTGGCATCGACTAGCCGAAAAAGAAAAGATGACAGGTAAATATCCGTGGAAGTTCTATAAGCAACCGGGCGGAGTACGTGAAGTAGATGCTCAATATGAGGATGCGATTTATGCGGCAGGTAAATACTGGGCAATGAATGAGCGAGCAGAGAATGTTCCTAATCTAACAGAAGGTTACTACGAACAGATGTTGACTGGTAAAAATTTAGACTGGATTACCTGTTATGCACAAGGTAAATATACTTTTGTGCAAGAGGGTCGTGCCGTCTGGCAAGAATATACAGATAGTTTGATGAGTGAAGACATTGAATACTTAGAAGAATACCCATTGCAGATTGGTTTAGACTTTGGTTTGACCCCTGCTGCTGTCTTTGGACAGCGTTTAGATAATGGTAGGTGGCATGTTTTACATGAATTGGTTACGTTTGACATGGGGTTAGAAAGATTTGTTACACAACTTAAGATAGAAATTAACAAAATGTTTCCTAGAGCAAGAGAGATTATGATATGGGGGGACCCTGCAGGTAGCAAACGAGATGAAATCTTTGAGGTAACTGCCTTTGACCACCTAAAAACACAAGGTTTAAACGCAAGACCTACTGTATCTAACGACTTTAAGATACGTAGAGAGGCAGGTGCTATGCCAATGAATAGGTTAATCAACGGTAAAGCAGGTCTGATAGTTAATAAAAGTTGTGCTAGTTTAAGAAAAGCATTAGCAGGTGGGTATTATTTTAAGCGAGAAGCTATGGGCAGTGGGCAAGAACGATTTAAAGATGTGCCGTTTAAAAATAACTTCTCACACGTTGGGGATGCGTTTGGGTATCTGATGTTAGGCGGAGGAGAGCATCGGATTCTCACTCGTAAAAATGCACAGTTTGGAAAACAACAACAAGCAATAGCCAAGGTAGATTTTAGTGTATTCTGAAGAAGGTATTGTAGAATTTTATAGCAGTTTAAATCGTAATGAAAACATAAAATATAGATATTATTCGTCTAATGATGCTTATTACTTAGACTATCGCACTTTAGATGCTATGTACTTTGACACCTATGATGCTACAGTTGCCTACATAGAAAGTCTACAAACTCTTGGTCCTGCTATTACGATTGTGTATCAAAATCAAATAGCTGCTTGTTGGGGATTTGCTCGTGTTACTAATGGTGTTTATGAAGCGTGGTGTTTAGGCAGCAAGTTATTTAATAAATATCCTGTAGCTACTACCAGAACTGCTAAGTTTGTTCTCAGTCATGGAGCAAAATACATAGCAGCACACCGCATACAGCTTACTGTAAGAAATGATAATCAAGTTGCAAAGAACTGGGCATCTGTATTACAATTCAATTACGAAGGTTTAATGAAACAGTTTGGGCATGACAAAGCAGATTATGCTATGTTTGCCAAATACTACTAGGAGTACGATGAGGCGTAAATTTAAACCAGTACCAAAAACCAAGTCAGGAGTACCAAAGAAATATGTTTCTGGTGCCAAAGACAAAAAGAAACGTGAAAGAGAGATTTTACGTACTCGCAGTTTATACAAACAAGGCATGCTTTCTCCTGCTATGATGGATAGGATAAGTGAAGAAAGGAGTAAAGGATAATGGCAGCACCAGATAAATACAAAAAAATGTTTGGAAGCGAAAGAGCCAACAAAATTTATCGTAGAGGTTTAGGAGCTTACTATTCAAGTGGTAGTCGTCCTAAAGTTTCTGCACATCAATGGGCGGTAGCAAGATTAAAAGCTCACGCCAAAGGAAAAGCAACAGTTAAAAAAGCTGATGCTGATTTATTCAGGAGGAAATCGTAATGGGTGGAGTATTTTCAAAACCTAAAATTCCACAAAAAAGTCAGGCAGAATTAGATGCTGAGAAAAAAGCAAGAGAATCTGCAGCAAAACAGGAACAAATGTTGATTGCACAAAGAAAGGAAGAAGACCGTGTGGTTAGAGAGGAACAAACAGAAATGCAAAGACGAAGACGAGGCAGACGTTACGGTGGTCCAATGTCTTTGTTAGCACAACGAGAAAATCCAGAAATGGGTATTAAAAAAGGAACTTTAGGATAGGAGGATAAATGCCAAGTGTAATAGGAAAAGATGGAAAAAAAAGAATGTTTCCATATACAGGAAAAGGGATTGCTCAAGCAAAAGGGTTTGCTAAAGATACTGGCGGCAAATTTGTAATGGGCAGTATGAAAGATAACTTTAAAAAGAAAAAGGGGAAAGCATGAAACGTAAAAAAGGTTACGGTGGAAACGGTGGCGGCAAGAAAAAGTAATGGACTTTATTGAAGAAGTTTATTATTACATTAGAAATGTAAAAGGCGTTTCTAAAAATCATGCACTTGGAATAATAGCAAACATTCACGGTGAAAGTGCTTTTGACCCTGCCGCAGATGAAGCAGGGGATGGTTCACAAGGTATTGGTTTGTTTCAACATACTCACTCTGTAAGAAAAAAAAATTTTTTAGAGGCAGTACCAGATTATAAAACTAATTGGAAAGGGCAGATTGATTTTGCTTTTACAGAACAAGAAATAAAATCGTACCTTAAAAAAGATTTTGATGACCCAAACGCAGCAGCTACACATTTTATGATTCATTTTGAAAAACCTAGACATGATGTACGAGAAGGTCGCAAAAAAAAACACAAAGATTTTTTAGAAAAAATAAAACCATTAAATTTAACAGAAAGTAATTTTATTGAAGACCACAAAAGAAAAGAAAATTTTACTCAAATAGCGTATGGAAACCCATCACAAGCAGTAGAATATCATAAAGGAGTGTTTGATAGAGTAAAAAAAGTAAACAACCAACAAAAGCAAGAACAAATAATACAACCGAGAGATATATCAGAATATTTTGATTTTTCTTGATGAGAGGATAAAACATGGCTAAAAAATCAGTACAAGAAATATTAAAAAGATATGCAAGTGCAAAAGCAAAAAAAGAAAATTGGGAATCAGTATATGAAGATTGCTATAGGTTTGCTTTACCAAATCGTAATTTATATGAAGGTTATTACGAAGGCGGAGTTGTAGGACAAAATAAAATGGCAGACGTATTTGATAGTACAGCTATTGATTCAACACAAAAATTTGCTAACAGAATACAATCTGGTTTATTTCCACCGCAAACAAATTGGTGTAAACTTGCTCCCGGAAATCAAATACCACCAGAAGACAAAGCAGAAGCTACAGAAATTTTAGAACTGTTTGCTGATAAAATGTTTGATGTCATACGTAACTCTAATTTTGACTTAGCTATGGGTGAGTTTTTATTAGACTTGTGTGTTGGCACAGCAGTAA